CCTTGGTGATCTCGGGGTGCTCCATCGTCACTTTGGTGCCGTCAGGCTTGAAAACGGTTCCATAGCCAATCGTGGGGTAGCCCGCCGGGCAGATGTACGGCTTCAGCCTTAGCCCTTCAAAAGGGCGGCACAGAGCAGCGGCGATGTCTACCGCCTCACTTGCTGGACCGCTCATACACCCGTCCGACAAACCAGAAGGAGATGATCATGTTGAAGACAGCAAGATCGTCTGCGCCCCACATCGTGACCAAGACCTCCTTCCAGTTGCCGTTCTGTTCTATGGCAATCAAGAAAGCAGCAATCTTCACAGAGGCGTACAGAGCCAGGAAGGCGTAGGTGACCATCGGGCGCACCAGCGCTGAGATTGCGGAGACAAACCACCCGGCATTCTTGGCGGTCTCGGACTGCTCCTTGAACGCCTGAGCCATCGTGTCCATCTCGGCCATCGTCATCTGCGCTTCGACCTGCCGCATGGCGATCTCACCCCGGATCTTGGCAAACTCCATCTCGGCTTCGACCATGCGAAGCTCATGCGCCCGTTCATTCTTCTTATCAAAGAGCTTAAACACCTCTGGCGCGAGGCGAAGCAAACCGCCAAACAGACCACCGATCAGCGACTCAAACATCACTTGGCTCCTTTGATACGTTCGCGCTCTTCAAGCAGCCTGACCTTGACCTGAAGCTCGTTGATGTGGTTCATCAACTGCTCTTTGAGAATGGCGCGTTTCTCGGCAGATATAGGGCTGTCGGTTGGTACGCCGGTAGAGGTGATAAGCGCAGGCATGCTGCCTTCGATCTTGGTCAGGCGCTCAGAGAAAGAGTTCACTTGCCCCAGCAGCCATGCGATACAGGCCACCACGATGGGGATGATCGCTTTCAGTACGTCTGACCAAGCCATGATCAGTCGCTCAGGCCAGCAGACTCAGGTGCCGCGATCTGCGCTTCAGCTTGCGCCTTGACCTTCACGAACACAGGGTACGCAGCGTCCAGCGGTAGCTTGCCCAGGCCAGCGAGCAGCACGTTCATGTCGTTGACGGACAGATCAGTAAGGGTGATCTTGGGCTCGTTCATCAGTTGCTCCAAGGCAGGCCTGAAGCCTGTGTCGGGTTGACTTGCGCATCAATCTGCCCTTGCACTGCGGCCTCATACGCAGCGACTTGGTTGGCGCCCATCTGGTCCTTGACCCACTGAATGACTTGCGCCTCGGTCAGGTCTTCGTAAGGGATGAAGTCGGGGGCGTCGTGATCCTTGTGCGGCAACGAGATCGTGCCGTAGACGCTGGCGCTGGCTGTGCCGTCGGTCTTTGATACACGCCAGTGGGCAGTGGTCACGCAGCACTCGGGGAGAGTGTGGTCAAGGGAAGAGATTTGCCAGTTCATGGTTGTCCTTTCAGGGGTTAGGCTTCAAGCGCCGCGACACGGGCGCGGAGGTCGGTGATGAGGGCTTGCTGTTCTTGCAGCAGTTTCAGCATTGGCGTGATGAGGTGCGAGTAGTTCACACCACGAAGTGCGCCACCCTTGTCTTCATCGTCGTAGAAACAAAGGTCAGGATTTACCGATTCTACTTCTTCCGCAATCAGGCCATGTTTGATAGGCCCGTCTGCTTTATCCGTATAGTTGCCTTCCGCGTCTTTCTTGCGGAAGTTAAATGTGACGGGGTTTAGTTGCAGCAGCCATTCAGTATCGGCAACCGGAGTAATGTTAATTTTGCTGGCGCGGACGGATGCGACATAACCAATCTCGCCAGCGTTGTCTACAAACAAATCCCTGTTCGTTGCGCCTACGACAAAGTTATACGGAGACGCTGCTGCTGTTCCAGACCTCCACCTGCCATCGTTTTGAACAGCCAACAGCAAAGCACTGCTGCTATTCTCAAAAAACACGCAGTAGTTACCTCCGGTGCTATCAACCCCCTTGACATCGAGCCTTGCGCCTGAGGTGGTTGCTGTCGTCCCCACCAGCAAATCACCCCCGCTCGTGATGCGGGCGCGTTCTACTGGGGAAGTTCCAGTATTAAAACGAATATCTTTGGAATTTATAGCAAGTTCAAAATATGCAGCAGTGCTTCGGTTATACATTTCAAGCTGTCCTAACCCAGAAGCATTTGGGTTAAATTCAAATCCTGCTGCGTTAGAGTCAGAAATAACAAACCGTGCCGATGGACTTGTTGTCCCAATCCCGAGGTTGCCGGAGGAGTCGAGGCGCATGGACTCTGCTGTTGCGTTGCTGGAGACAGTAAGAAAAGCTAACGCTGCAACTCCTCCACCTGTTGTAGATTGAACACCAACAATACCAGCAGGCTGCACATCTGTTCGGCCAACAAAAGCAATGCCAGCGGCGTTATTTGCATTTACAGTTCCGTTGTTTCTGACTTGAGCAACTCGCCATGTAGAAGGAGTGTTTGCAACAAACGCACCACTAACAGTGCTGTCAAAGGTTTCAAACTTTGCCGCTGGCGAACTCGTCCCAATCCCCAGCCCGGTGCTGGTGAGGCGCATTTGTTCGGAGTAGGAAATGATGTTGCCAGCAGTTCCCGGAACCGCGTTCCGCCAAACAAAGAAACCGTTCTGCTGGAAGAAATCTGAAGCGCCAACAGACGATGCGTTGCGATAAATCCAGTTCGTTCCGTTGAAATAAGCGTTTGAGTTCAGACCAATCTGGTTAGTGCCACTAAAGGTGTAGATTGATCCAGACGGATTTTCAAGAACAGATGTTGTTGTGCTCCAAGCATTAGGGGTTACTTGAAGACCAAGATTCGTCCCATCAAACGTCAGCGCACTCCCGCTCGTCAGCACCTTGCTGCCGTTGAGGTAGGTCACGCCGTTGGCGGTGCCTGCGGAGAGCGTCGGGTTAGACGCCAGTGTGGTTGTTCCGTTAACTGTCAACGCTCCGCTCAGGGTCAAGGCCCCGGCAGAGTTGAACGTTTCAACTACATTGGTCCCATCGCAGTACAGGAGCTTGTACTGGCCCGCAGGGACAGAAATACCCGTGCCACCAGAGGTCTTCAGCGTCAGAGCAAAGCCACCCGTCGTGTCGTTTCTGAACACGTAAAATTTACTGACCGCAGGGCAGATGACGTTCTTGGCCTCACCCGGAGTGCCCGTCGCCACAATGAACATCCGGCGTGCTTCGTCCGCAGTGCCAGAATTGTTACTCAGCGTGTACGCAACTCCAGGGCCACCCCATGTAGAGATCGACGCCGTACCTGCAACCGCAGCATCCAGAAGTTCAGTAATGCCGGTGTTTACGGTTTGGCCCCACTGGCCCGCCAACTCCCCAGTAGCAGGAAGCGTAAGACGTAGCGAGGTGGTATATGAAGATGGCATTTTTTACCTCAAGCAAATCGAATGACTGCCGTGGTGGCAGAAGCAGCAGGCAGTTGCACCGTGAAATTTGGCCCAGCAGTTTTGTCAGAACCGAAGTCCAAAACGGCAATAGCACGGTCGGCTTTGGAAGTGTTGTAGATCAACGCACCACGGGTGACAAAACTAGACCCCGGCCAAGCAGGGTTATCAAACGTGCAATACGCCGTGGTGCCAGAAAGAAGCACTTGGACGTTGGTGAGGATCTCGCCCCCAGCGGTGTAGCCTGTGCCAGACGTTTCACCTGTGAGGGTGTAGGCCGTGGTGTCTGCACCAAGAGAAGCGGCGCTCGTGTAGAGCGCCATCTTCAAAACGTCGGTATCCAAATCATGGATACCCAGCCATGACTCCTGTTTGAACGAAGAGCATAGCGTTTGTACCAGAGCCATTTAGTTCACCTGTGTTCGTACCTGCCCCGAGCGATAACTGTCCTGTCTGTCGCGCCCGTCACCCAGGTTCTTCAACAGCGCCAAGGACTGCATGTACTCTTTGTCCATCAACGCAACGATGTCCTGCTCCTGCTTCATAAACCGGGCAGCTTCCAGCATCACTGCGTTAAACAGCACCGAGTCAAAATTGTTACCCAGCCATGTAGTCGATGCAGTGACGATGCTCTCCGGGTAGTAGAAGTAGTTCAGTTCAGCCGTCAGCGCAGCGTTGGGCGTGGGGCCAAGCAGGAAAGACTGCACCAGCGGAGTGCCGGTCTGCGTCCCGTACAGGGCGTAGTACTGTGGCGTCCCCGTTGTGGTTGAACTCGGGAAAGCCTCCCGCATGAAGTTCACATCCTTGTTCAGCAAAAAACTGAACGTAGTGCCCGATGTAACCCCAAAGGAAAACGCAGACAAGAAGTCTGTCGGCACTACAAGTAACGGATTACCGATGGTCAGCGTGAGGTTTGATGTCTTCCGCAAATTGGGAAGCTGCACCGAGTTGTATATGCGCTGCTCTGCCAGCTTCGTCAGAAGCGCAAAGTCTGTCGCTGAGAACGTGTTCTCAGTACTATCCTCAACGGCAGTCTGCAACTCGGTGTAGTTCATAGCGTACTTTTTTGTACGTTACGCCATCGGCCCACGAGACATGAAGCCCCGCGTAGCGGCACCAGATCCACGCTGCTTGATGCCCGTGGTCTTTGGCCCCGGAGCGGACTCTTTGGAGATGCTGCCCACCACCATGCACAGGTCACGCGGATTGACCGGGCCTTGCGGGTATGCCTGCTTGGCAGGCGGCAGTTTTGTGATCTTGCTCATAGCTCACCCCGTCTTCTGGTTGGCAGCGCGGGACAGATTCTTGCCCAGGCGCATACGGTCCTCAGAGGTAGGACCGCCCTTCTTGAAGCCGTGCGCCTGCTTCGCAGGCTTCTTCGCATGGGCGCGGAGAGCGGCCATTGCCTTGCTGTCTTTCTCTGCCATTTCGGGCTCCTTGTGTTCAGGTCGTGCTGACCGTGACTGTACCAACATATCCCTGCCCGACCAAGCTATTTGGCGTCAGGGGCGCATCAAAACCACTGGACCCACCTATCGGAGCCCAGCCCCACTCAATCACCCGGCTACCAATACCGATGGTGTCAATAACCGTCTGACCTGAAGAGTACCAAGTGTTCGTATCTGGACGGGGATCACGGATGGCCTGGGGATCCGAGACCGGGAAGGTCCCTAACAAAAGTTGAGGATGGTCCTTACTCCAACACTGCGGGCACGATTTTATGGCTGTACGCTTTGTTTTGATGACCTCATTTTTGAGCTTTTTGAGATCAAAACGAAACCCACAACGATCACAAAATCCGAAGGCCTTTGCACCATTAGCAAAACGGTTAGACATGCGTCACCTCAAACTTCTTGTGTTTACGCACGTTTTCAACGCCGCGCATAACTTGCAAATTTGAAGGTACATGTAAACCTGAAACCAAGTCTCCTTGCAAGGGAATAATATGGTCTACATGCCATGGCTCGTTATTTACCCGAGTCAGCATTGCTGCTATTGAATAGACACACTGAATCTTCAACTTGTCAAATTTTGTTAGCCACTTGGGTGTCCGCTTTAACTTAGCCGCTTTTCTACGAGCAACTGCCGCATTGATAACATCTTTCTTACGTTGCGCATATGCTTTCTTAGCGGCTTTAATTTTTTCAGGATTTTCTGCCCGCTTCTTAGCTGCCTGCTCTTTATTTGCAGCACGTACGGTTTCCAGATTCCTTTCACGCCATTTTGCAACGCGGGCTCTTTGCGCTATTACAAGAGCTTCGCCTTTCTTTTCTTTGTACTTTTTCTCGTACTCAGCCATTTTTTCTTTGTTGGCTGCTTTCCATGCTCTACGGTATGCGTTTAATTCCTCACGACGAGTTTCTGCATACGCTTTCGCGTATGCCTTTCTTGCCTCAGTGTCTTTGAGAGGCATGATTAACTAATGAACTGCTCTCGCGGGACGAACCGGACAGCGGCCTTCTCGCGGTCCTCAGTGGATGCAAGATCCCAGTCCTCATCATACTGCGCCTTCAGCACCTGCATCCGCTCCATCGCACCGGGGATCTTCATGGACAGGTAGTAGGCAAGCCCTGACACCAAAGCGGGGATGAACCTAAACGGTACATCTTGTGTGTACGTCCCGCCCGCACCAGCGTCCTGAATCCTGCGCAAGCGCCAGTAGACGAGCGTGTACGTCTGAGAATTGTCAGGCGTAGGCCACACCGTGAACTGCGGAGCAGGGCCTTGGCGGTTGATCCAAATTTGGATCGGCCTTGCAGACTGGAGCTTGTTTGGGATGGACGAGTAGGTAGAAACACTGATGCGCGTAATGGTCAGGTCCGTCTGCGTGGAGACATTCCCCGCGCCCGTGCGAATCACATGCTCAATCAGATCCACCGTATCGGCGGGCAGCGTGTAGGTGTTTGTGCCAGGAGTCAGGACTTGTGTACCCTGCTCAATGGTCCACATATTGATACCGCGATTGGACCAATCTGCGAACAACAAATTTAACGACCGTCTTGCAGTACGCAAATCATAGCCCGTGCGCAACTCAGCACCACAGCGCTCAAAGGCTTCCTCGACGTACTCTGCCAAATCTAAATTAAACGTAGCGGTGCCGGAGGTTGTCATGGCTTACCTAAATTTAGCGGTCTTTGCAGCAACCTTGGGAGGCTGTTTGACGAACTGTTTGCCTGCGGCTTTTCCTGCGCGTTTGGCTTTGGTTGTGGCAGCGTATTCTGAAGGTGTAAGAGACTCGATAGCTGCCTTGGGGAGGTAACGTTCGCCGGTCTTGCTAGAAGGTTTGCCACTTTTGGTCGTCCACTTCTGCGCGGTCCAGTCCTTCAGACTTTGCTGCGGGGCCTTCATGTCAGTCCCTGTACCCGCCACCCTTGGCCTTGTACTGCTTGGCAAGAAGCTGTGCCTTGCGGGCGCTCCACTGACCTGCAGCGGTGCCTTGGGTAGCCTGCCCCTTGATGGACTCAAAAAGGCTCTTCCGCATCCCAGGCTTGGTGTAGTTGCCAGCTTCGTTCACCCGTCCGCCCTCGGCGTACACTTGTCCGCCTTCGGCGTACTGCGTAAAGTCGGTGTTGTCACGGCGCTTCTTCACCTTGCCTTTGGGCATCTTGGAGGGGTTGATGGCACCCATGCCGCGTGAAGTTCTCAAACGAACCTCCCCTTGGTCTTGCCCTGCCGCTCACAACCGCCACCACGAACTTTGCCGCCTTTGGCAAAGCCCAGAGCCCCACGAATCCGCTCACCGACCGAGCGGGTATCGGTCCCGGTGCTGCTAGACCGAGCGCTTTCACGCATGGCCTTCATGCGGTCTGAGATAGACCGCGTGTCCGTTGAGGTAGAAGAACCCTTGCGCTCGGTGCCACCCATGCGCTCAGTCGCTGAACGCTCATCGGTCCCGGTGCTGCCCATACGGGCACGTTCACGTGCGGCCTTGGCGCGTTCGGAAACAGACTTGGACTCATCGTCCTTGGGGTACTTCTTGGCTGTGACTTCAACTCGCTGAGGCGAAGGAGATTCAGCACGCTGCCCCCGATTTGCACCGCCCGGAGTTCCTGCGGGTGGCTTGGCCTTGGCCTTGGCCTTGGCCTTGGGCTTTTCGGGCATCAACTCCGCTGCTTCGGACATCCCCGTGGCAGCGGGGCGCTCGTCCTCGCCGTAGTTGACTTCACCGCCCTCGTCGTAGCGGAAATTGCGCTTTTTCATTTCAGGCTCCTTAGCACTTACCGCCGCCCATCATCTTGACCTGGGTTGCCTTGGTCCTGCCGTGCGCGGCAACGCCATCGGCTGCGCGAGTAAACCCGCCGCTTGACATCTTCTTGGTCTTGCCCTTGGCTTCTTTCATCTCGTGCTTGATCATGGACTTCGGAGCGCCCTTCTTCTTCATGAAGGCCACTTCCTTCTTCATCATTTCCTTGGACTCTTTCATACTGCCTCCTTCGGCATGTGCTTTGGGACCAACAAACTTCTCGGCAACGCTACGGGGGATGCCTGTGCCCTTGGGATCTTTCAGTGCCGCGTACATCAGACGCCGCTGTGCCTCAGACTGAACCGGCACTACTTTCTCCCGGTCCACGATTTGATCGTGTCTGTTTCCCAGATGCGAATCCCGGTCCACACAATCGTAAAGATTGCTGCAATAGCAGGTAAAAATTCCACGAGCGTGCCAACCACTGTAACGACTGATAGGGCGTCAACAACATGTTTTGTGCCCTCAGAAATTTCGTGTTTCATGTCAGCACTTCCATGCCCGCCGCGCTTTGCGCAAACGGCTGTCAGGGTCTTTGGCCGCTTCCGGCCACATCTTCATCTGGCCCGCTGAACGGGCACAGAACGACTTCTTGCGTGGGCCGCCTTCTGGTTGAGGGGGCTTCAGGTTCATGCCCTGAGCCTTCGCAGAGGCGCGTCCCTTGGCGTTCAACCCGCCCTTGGGGTTCTGGC